GAACACACGAGGATAATCGTATAGGCAACGGCCCAAACCGAACTGCACAGCCGCCCTTTTCATTGCGTCACTGATGCCACCTTTTTCAGGTTCGATGTTGGTTTTGGATGCCCCATCTTCCCGGTGTACTATTCTGTTTGTGTCCTTAATAATTACGGTCAGCCTACAAATAAAACCATTGCTAATCTCGCGAAATTCGGATGTCCAGTTCTCCGGTCCGAATGCTGCGTCAAAGCGGTGCATAACGCAACGGTTATTGATGTAAGGCACAACAATCAGTTTGCCTGTGCTGGTTTGGGATTGCACACGCCATTCTATCTCGTTTGGCAGAATAGGTGCGGTTAAGGTAGCATTCATAGTTTACCCCCTAACTTGTTAAGTTCATCCAGTGTGCCGGGAAAAAGTTCCTCTGTGGGTAATCCGAGCCGATACATAAATCGTGCTTCCTGTAAGAAGTCAATCATCTCATCAATCTTTTCAGCAGGGATAGCAAATCTTTCGGTCTCGTTAAGATTGCTCCATTTGGCTGTAAAGCTAACAATGTCGGTGAATGATGAGTAATAAAACTCATACTCGCAGGATGAAACCCTGCCGTGCTTGGTTCTGTGTTCTAAATCGTGTTTCATATTTGATTGATTTGTATGGTGCAAATATAGTATAGTTTTTTATATCTGCAAACTTTTTTCAATATTTTTTTTTGCAATGTTTACAATCAACTCTTTGCTGTAAACTTCCGCATGGTATCCCTTTTTGCGATACCTTGCCAGAACCCGGTCGGCTTCGGCATTTGGCACGATGTCAAAGGATAGCATTTCACGCTTCCAGTACATGATGGTTGTATACAACTCCTCTCGCACGGCTGTTCACAAATTGATAGGCCACGTCAATTATCTGCTGTTCCTTTTTGCTTTTATACTTGCCCGGTGTGTTCAGGGCTTTGATAATCGTGGCGTAACTGGCAATCCCATCGCAGTATTGCACCACCGCCATCACATCTCCCTTTTGTTTACAATCCTGAAAATGCTGCCTTTTCTCTTCGTATGTCATTTTTTGCAATCTTTAATAAAATTAGGTAACCAATTAAATCATTCAGCGTATCCTCATCAGTTGCTTCCATTCCTGCACCACGTGCAATCCGGCTTAACTTATCGTCGATGCGGACAAGCAACTGCTCAACATTGTCTGCCTTGCTGAAAACTCGCACCGGGTTCAGTGCAGAGTTTCCATACTTGGCATTTTTGTCCAGCAATAGCTTTTTGATGCTGTCGCAGTTTTGTTCAATCTTCTCTTTCATTTTTCAACTGCTCGAAAATAACAGCCATTAATCTCAAAGCTTCATCAGTTGCTTCATGATATCCCAACTTCCAAACTTCGCTTTCATTGCTTTCCTGCACATCTTTATTGGTGTCAATTAAATCAACCATCAAGGATGCCATAAATTTATCAATTTTTTTCATAATCAAAAAGGTAAATCATTTGTGTCATACTTTGCTGGCTCATCAGCCGTTGTTTTCGGCTTTTGCTCGAACTTGTAAGCCTTGCCGCTACCAACATAAGTTGGCTTTACCCCTGCTAACCTTGCCTCTTTGGTCTGGCTTAATTGCAGCGTGTGGGTTTCACCAAATTTACCCTCGCTTTTGCGTTCGTTAAGCACCAGTTTCAGGTACTTTTTTCCGTTTTTGCCCTCGGTTATCAGTTCCTTTGGAACTTCGGAGAGGCAGATGTCAATTACAATCATATAGCTTTTGCTTTGTTTAGTTGTTTTCTTTTATATTTCAGTATGTCCAGATGGGTAACCGCTTCAAAATGGGTGCGGAATAGCATCAAGTTGTCCACGCAATCGGTGTATGTTCCAAATTCAGTAAGGAACTGGGCAGAAAAAAGCCGATACAACCGGATAGCATAGCCACCGTCGGGCAGTTCAACAACGTGCGGCTTATAAGGATTGATGAGTTTCATTGTGCAAATATACATTTTTAAACATTAAATCCAAATATCTACATCCTTTTTTATTGTAAATGATGTGTAATTTTTACCGCATAATTGCCTATCAAGCAAATAACCCTCTGTCCTTTGACCATCTCCGCACAACTCTGCAATAGTTATCTTTTCCTTTAGTAAAAATAACCTAAATTCAGGTAATGGCATGATATAAAATAACTCTAAATCAGGGTAGTAATAAACAAAATAATCCGCTTTTGATGCATTTATACCGCTGGGTTTTTTACTGCACGATATTTCAATAAACATATTCCCGGTAGTTATGCCATTCATGTATTCATATCTATCGGTCTTAACCTCAAATGTAATTATTTTACCATTGATGTCCTCGCATTTAAAATCCCAATCCTTACCCTCACCCATAAATTCTATTTTTTTTATTGGACGCTTTATGAGTAAATAATTTGCAATTACTCTTTCACCAAGTTCGCCTTGTGATAAATCTGTTTTGAATTTTTCTGTACTCATATTTCTTTTACAAACAACTCAAAGTTATTTTTTATGGTTTCAAGCCGGGCAGCATATCTGCGGTCAGTTGCTGCATAGTCATCCACCAATCGACAGGCATGAATGATTGTGCTGTGGTCACGGCCACCGCAAATCTTTCCAATGTTGCTCAATGATATGGCAGTTTTGTTGCGGATAAGCCACATGAATATTTGCCGGGGTTCAAGAATTTCACGCTTTCGGGTGGAATGGGAAATGTGTGTCGGCAGATAGTCAGCGTATGCTGACCTAATTGCAAGGTGAGCCGCTTTAATTGCTGTGTGTTCGTAGGCAATCTCCATCCGTAGCATCCGTTCAAGTTCCTGAATGCGGATTTGCTGATGGCTGATTGTTTCTTTTAGCTGCGCCACCTCGCTCATGCGGAACGTGGTACGGCTGTTTGTTTTTGGTATTTTTATTTTTGCTCTCATAATTTTTCAATGTATAAACCAGTGGCGATGTCATAGGCAAAGTTTTGTGTACCTACTGCACCCCAATGGCTGAACTTTACTTTCTGCACATGGACTTCAACGCTGTTGTTTTGAAAGTTCCGATATACGGTTATGCCGTTATCGGTCTTGTTGAAAAAGTTTGCAGAACCTGCGATATCATAAAGTGTGGGAACTTCATAGATACCGCCATCCTTTTTCTGTATCTTGCGTGGGTGTGCCACCAAAAAACAATGCACGTTGTACCTCTCACAGAAGTTGACAATCTTGTCCAGCGACTGACCAATGTATTTGGTTTCGCTTTCGCTGTACTGATGCTCTAATTTATTCCACGCATCAATCACGAACCAATCAATGTTTCTGCGATTTTTAAGTTCTGCCACCTTACTCAAAATACTATCCAGTGTGAAATCCTTTTCCGGTTTTACGAAGTAGATATTGTTTTCAAGTAGCATCAGGGCTTCATAAACTTCCTCTTGGTTCATCCTATTGTGGCCTTGAAATGGCCGCTGTGTGATTTTACGCATCAACTTGCTGATGTGCAACTCCACTGGGCGGTTTTCGGGGCTGTAAAACGCACCTTTCCATCCATGCTTTTGCAGTAACTTAATAAGGATATGGTCAAGAAAGTCCGATTTACCGTGACCGGGGACACCCGTGATAGTGGTCAAATATCCTTTGTGGAATTTCAGCAGGCTGTCAAATCCGGGCATACCCGTTCCGCATCCTTCTGGCAATCCGTAGTTGTAAAGATTTTCAATTTCGGGCAGATAGTCGGTAATGCTAAACACTCCGACCATTGGAAACTCGGTTGCGTTATTGGCAGCATCACGCAAGGCAAATGCACCATTAAGCAATAAATACTCGTTTGCATCCTTGCATTCAGGAAATACAATGTAATCGCATTTGTCCTTTCCGAACCGCTCTGCAATCGCATTACGCAGGTCAATGCCGGGCGCATCGTTGTCAACCGCAATGTGTATCTTTTCAATGTGGTCAAACATCGGCATGAAGCGGTCAAAGAATGTAAGATTTGGCTGCGCACCGTTTGGCACACTTATCACGTTTTCAATACCGGCTTCAATTAAAGACAGCGCATCCATTTCTCCCTCGACAATCCACACCTCTTTTGCGCTTGCAAGGCAGTCGATATTGTATGGGATAAGCTCCGCGCCTTTATGCATCTTAAAATGCTTTGCACCATCGCGGTACTTAGTGTTTTTTAACTGCC